AGGGGAAGAGAGGCCAGGGGACGGCGCGTGAAAGAAAACAGCCCATCCGGCCAAAAATCGAGGTTGACGTAAACCCATGGCCGGAAAGCCGAAAACCGCAGACGGACCGACCAGCGAGGGCCAGCGCCTGCTCCAGGCGTTGGACATGTCGTACGCGGCCATCGCCGACGCGATCGGCACGTCGAAACAGAGCGTGAGCAACTGGCACCGCGGCAAAAAGGTCCCGGCCCAGGCGACCCGCAAGAAGCTCCAGTCGGCATTCGGCATCGACCCGAAGGCGTGGGATAGCGTCCCGAGCGCGGCGCCGAAGCCGAAACGCAAGACGTCGAAGCAACCGGCGAAGCCGAAGCACGCGAGTAGCCCGACCACGCTTGCGGAGGTCAACGAGCTGCTCGCGCGCCTGCGCACGGTGGATCCCAAGCAACTCACGCCGCCCAATCGCACGCGGCACTTCGACACGATGACGAAGGTCCTGTCGCTGAAGCACCGCATCGAACAAGCGATGGAGACCTCCGAGGATCGGATGGTGCGCGAGTCGCCCTTCTGGCGACGAACCCGAAAGGCGATTCTCGCCGCCCTGAAGGAGCACCCCGAGGCGGCGGCCGACGTCGCGAAGGCCCTGAAGGACGCGTCAGCCTGATGGGTGCGCCGCTCGTTAGCATGCCGACAGACCTGGCGGATGCGCTGCTCGAGCAGATCCGCACGTCGACTCGCATCCAGTTCCCGTCGACCCGCTACCAGAAGGACCCGGTCGCCTTCTGCCGCGAGATCCTCGGCATGGAGCCGTGGTCGAAGCAGCGTGAGATCCTTGAGGCCATCCGCGACCACAAGCGTGTGGCCGTCTCGTCAGGTCACAAAATCGGAAAGAGCAGTGCCGCTGTAATCGCCGCGCTGTGGTTCTACTGCAGCTTCGAAGACGCGCGGGTGGTAATGACTTCCACCACGGGGCGCCAAGTCAACGCCATCCTCTGGCGCGAGCTCCGCATGGTTCGTGCGCGCAGCGGTCGATGCCTGGCCTGCAAGAAGAAGGATCCGTACGGGAAGACGATCCCGCGTCCGTGCCCACACTCAGCGCTCATCGACGGTCAACTCGGCAAGCTCGCCAACACCGGCCTCAAGTCGGAGGACTTCCGCGAGATCCAGGGGTTCACGGCTCGTGAGCCGGAGGCCGTCGCCGGCATCTCGGGGAAGAACCTGCTGTACCTGCCCGACGAGGCGAGCGGTATCCCGGAGGCCATCTACGAGGCCATCGAAGGGAACCGCGCCGGCGACGCGTGGATCGCGATGTTCAGCAACCCCACGAAGACCATCGGCACGTTCTTCGATGCGTTCCACTCGAAGTCGGACTTCTACCGCTGCATCCAAGTGAGTTCCGAGGAGACCCCCAACGTCATTGCTGGAAAGAAGCTGGTCCCAGGGCTGGCGACTCGGGAGTGGGTCGACGAGAAGCGCCAGGAGTGGGGCGAGGAATCGCCGCTCTACAAGGTACGTGTGAGGGGTGAGTTCGCTCTCGGCGAAGACGGGAAGATCTTCAACATTGAGGCGATCACCAACGCTGAGGAGCGATGGGCGAGCACATCCCCGGCGGGCGGGCTCTTCATCGGCCTCGATCCGGCGGGTGCCACCGGCTCGGGCGATGAGAGTTGCTTCGTCGTGCGCCGAGGCCAGAAGGTGATCGCCATCATCGCCGAGCGGGGCAACACCGCGGACGCCCACCGTGCGAAGCTGCTCGGCCTGATCAAGGAGCACGCCATCCGACGCGAAACGCCGGTGATCGTCCTTGACCGGGAGGGGAGCATCGGCGCCGAGCTCTATGGCAACCTGAGGGACCACGAAGATCGGCACCCCAACGACTTCCAGCTGATCGGGGTACGTGCCAGCGACCGCGCGACGCGCCAGCCAGCCGTGTACGACCGCCAGCGCGACGCGCTTACCGCGTCGCTCGAGCAGTGGATGCGCGAGGGAGGAGCGATCCCAGAGGACACCAAGCTCGCCGCGGAACTCCACACCATGGAGTGGATCGAGCAGGCGAACGGCCGTTTGAAGGTGACGCCGAAGAAGGAGATCCGGAAGCTGCTCGGTCGCTCCCCTGACCGGTACGACGCGCTCGCTCTCAGTACGTGGGAGCCGTTGTCGCTGCGGATGGGTCGCGCCTCCGAGGAAACTGACACCCAACCCCAGAGCGACACGCCAACGCCCGACCCCTATCCGTACGACGAGGATGTCGGCGCAGACCCCTACGGTGAGTGGTGACCCCCGGGCGTCGGCAGCTTGTCGCGGTGCTGCAACGCACGAAGGTTGACCTCGTGGCTGCTCGGTGTCGCGTCCACAAGAGCACCGTGAGCCGATGGGCGTCTGGGGAAATGACGCCGAATCCAGAGCAGCGGTTGACGCTGGAATCCTCCTACGGAATAGCGGCGAACGCCTGGAAATAGGCTAATCGTCAACCGGTTGACACTTCGGTTGACGGGCGAAGTTGCGTGACCGGTTCGAGCGCGGGCGGCATCCATGAGGCATGGGTCTCCGCACGTTTCTGGCTTCGCTGATGGGCATCGCGTCCTATCAGGCGCTGCCCGCGAACGCGACGGATGTGACCGGCGAGGACCTCGACCGGTACCGCGAGCAGACCGGCAACGACGGTCAACCACCGACCCAGAGCAAGACTCGCTGGTACCTGCGGGAACTCGAGGCGGCCGTTCACGCCGCCGATAGCGGCGACCTTGCCCCGGCCGCGAAGCTCGTTCGCGAGGTTCGCAGCGACGGTGTGCTCGCAGGTGTGTTGTCGACAAGGACGAGCGGTCTCGTTCGTCTCCCGCGCCGCCTTCGCGGCGAAGACGACATCATCGCAAGCCTCGAAGCGCGCAGCGGCGCAACCCGCAGCGTGTTCGACGAAATGTGCCCCGCCGCCGAGCTCGCCAAGCTGACCGACGACGGCGTTCTGCTCGGTGTCGGGCTCGCGGAAATGGTCCGCGTGAGGGGTCGATCTCACAAGCTGCTCGTCAGGCGGGACCCTGAGTTCCTCCGCTACCAGTGGTCGAACAACCAGTGGTACTTCCGGAGCACTGCCGGCCTCATTCCGATTCGACCTGGGGACGGTCGCTGGGTTCTTCACACACCGGGCGGCCGCTCCGCGCCGTGGCAGGGCGGGCTCTGGCGGGCTGTTGGCCGAGCGTTCATCCGCAAGGAGCACGCCGCGAACCGGCGCGACTCATGGGAGATGAAGCTGGCGAACCCGGCGCGCGTGGCGGTCGCCCCGGCCGGCGCAACCGACTCGCATTCGCTGAGCTGGTTTCAGAAGGTGCTCGCGTGGGGCACCAACACCGTGTTCGGTGTGAAGCCTGGCTACGACGTGAAGCTCGTCGAAAGCAACGGGCGCGGCGCGGACTCCTTCAAGACGACCATCGCAGAGCAGAACGAGACGATGACGATCGCGGTGGCCGGTCAAACCGTCACCACCGATGGCGGCGCGGGGTTCCAGAACAGCGACATCCACCGCTCGATCCGCTCGGACCTCATCAAGGACGACGCCGACGCACTCGCTCACACGATCAACACGCAGGTTCTGCCTCAGTGGATCGCCGACCGGTACGGCATGGATGCAGCCCTCCGCGGCGCGGCAGCTGTCGAGTGGGATGTGACGCCCCCGAAGGACCGGGCCGCCGACGCTCAAGCGCTGATGCAGTTTGCCAGTGCTCTAAGGGTGCTGTCGGAGTCGCTCGAACCCTACAAGCGCAGGCCGGATATCGACCCTCTGCTCGTTCGCTTCGGCGTTCCGACCGTGGCCGTCAAGCCGGGCGACATGCCGCTGCTCACTGAGACCTCCGACGAAGAACGGATGGCGGCATGACCGTGCAGCGATTCGCACCCGCCGGCGCGCTCGCGCTCGACCCTCGGGCGTTCGGCCAGACCTTCGATGTCGTTCGGCCCGATCCGGTCCCGGTCGAGTCTGACGCGGTAGCGATCGTGACGATCCGCGGTCCGCTGATGCACCACTCCCACCCCTTCTTCGATTCCTACGAAGAGATCACGCGACGCGTCTCGATGGCCGTCGCTGCGCGTCCGAGGGCCGTGGTGCTGAGCATCGACAGCCCCGGCGGCGCGGTCGCCGGATGCTTCGAGACATCCCGAGCGCTGAGGCAGATCGCCGCCGACGCCGGCGTTCCTCTCGCGGCCTACGTGGATGGGCACGCTACGAGCGCGGCCTACGCGCTGGCGTGCGCCGCCGAGCAGATCGTCGTCCCCGGCAGCGGGTTCGTGGGAAGCGTGGGCATCATCGACACGATGGTCGACGCGTCCTCGCAGGACGAAGCGCTCGGCCTGAAGGTGGCAATCGTTACCAGCGGAGCGCGGAAGGCCGATGGCAACCCGCACGTGCCGATGAGCAGCGAGGCGCTGGTCGCCGCGCAGGCCCGCGTCAACTCCCTCGCCGAGTTGTTCTTCGCGCTCGTCGAAGACACCCGCCCGCTCGTCGCCGGCGAGGCGCGCGCCCTCGAGGCGGCGCTCTACCACGGGGCGGACGCCGTGGACGTGGGCCTCGCCGACCAGGTGATGAGCCTCGATGAACTCTTGGCGTCGCTGAGCGCCACCGAAGCAACCCAGGATCAGACCAAGGAAAACGACATGGCCAGCAAGCCGATGGAAGATGCTCGCGCCGCGCTGCGTAAGGCGGCGGAGAGCGACGACGAAGAAGAGGCGAAGAAGGCGAAAGCCGCGCTCGCCGCGATGGACGACGCTGACGAAGAGGAAGCCGAGTCCGACGAGGATGACGCCGAAGCCAGCGCCAGCGCTTCCGAAGGGGACTCCGACGACGAGGAGGAGGGCGCCAGCGCCAGCGCCACGCCGACCGTCCTTTCGCTGGCGGCCGAGCTGCACACGCTCAAGGCCGAGCGCGAAGCGGAGAAGCGGCAGGCCGAGCGATCGCGCTTGCTCGCGCAGCGCCCGGACTTCGACAAGAAGACCCTCGCGGCGTTGGCCAAGGCTCCCATCGAGACCGTTCGGCAGCTCGTCGAGACGCTGCCGAAGCGCGACCTGTCCGCCTTGGCGGCCAGCGACACGCCCGACGTCACCCAGGGCGGCGGCGAGGGCGACGGCTCCGACCGTCTGCCCGCCGCGGACGCCGCCGAGCTCGACCGGCTCATGGGTCTCTCGGCGTCCTCGACGGGCGTCGTCAACGAACCACACAAGATGGTGCTCGGCGCGCACGTTCGCAGCACGGAAACCGAGGTGAGCCATGGCTGAACGCCGCATCCGAGAAGAGGACTGGAGCGAGGGCAACTTCGTCCTCGCCAACTCCGAAGAGGCTGAGAAGGGGCACATCGCGTGCCTGGATCTCACCAGCGGCGAGGTCGTCGCCGGCCAGGTCGACGCGAACCTTCGCACGCTCGGCATCTTCACCCAGACGCTGACCGGCGACGGGACCCTTCGCGTCGGCGTGAAGCTCCCCCGCGAGGTGAAGCTTCACTGGTTCAAGAACGACGGCACCGATGCCGTCGCCGCCTCCGACATCGGAGCTCTCTGCTACGTGCTCGACAGCGAGACCGTGTCGGCGAGCCATGACACCAACGCGCGGTCCGCCGCGGGCCGTGTGTGGGGCGTGAACGCGACCCACGGCGTGCTCGTCGAGCTGGGCGCGGCCTGAAAGGACTGACGCACTATGCCCGCCCTCACCCCAAGCTTCCTCTACGACTTCGAGACTCGCATTCGGCTCATCGCGGAGGACCACTACAAGCGGCTCAACTCGAACACGTGGTGGAACGTCATCGCGAAGACGATGCCGAGCCAGAGCAAGAAGGAGCGCATCACGTGGCTCCTCGACACCGCCAAGATCGAGCGGCCGAACGGTCGCGGCCAGGCCATCTTCGAAGATATCGTGTCGAAGACCACCGAGTTCGAGAACGAGCCCGCGACCGGTGGCCTCAAGCTGACCAAAGAGCAGCTCGAGGACCTCGACGGCAACGGCGTGAAGCTCGCTGCCCACTGGGCGCGTCAGATGGGCGCGTACGCCGCGTACTGGCCGCAGAAGGTGGTCGCCAAGGCGATTCGCGACAACATCGCGACGTATGACGGCCTCGCGTTCTTCGCAAAGGACCACCTCGTGAACCCGTTCGACTCGGGGGTGGGCACGTTCCACAACCGATTCACGGGATCGGCGTCCGGCGCCTATCCGGGCGCGATCAAGATCGACAGCAGCGTCACCGTCGACGTCGCCGTCGAGAACGTCGCCAAGGCGATCGCCTACATCGCGTCCATCAAGATGCCGAACGGCGAGGACCCCCGGCATCTGCGCGTGACGCATCTGCTGGTGCCGCCGGCGTTGGCGTCGCGCGCACAGCAGATCACCAACGCGAAGTACATCGCTCAGGCCGCCAGCTCCGGCGGTGGCAGCGGCGACGTCGAAGCGGTGATCCGCAACTTCGGTCTCGGCCAACCGGTTGTGTGTCCGGAGCTCGGCGCGGCGTTCGGTGGCAGCGACACGAGCTGGTATCTCGCGTGCAGCGAGATCACGAGCGATGAGCTCGGCGCGTTCGTGTACGTCGACCGCGAGAGCTTCACGATCAACTTCCACGGTCCCATGACGGACGCCGAGCTGGCGCGCAGCCGCGAGCTCGAGTGGACCACGCACGGCCGCAACACCGTCGGTGCCGGTCACCCCTACCTCTTCTTCCGGGCCGACGCGGCCTAGCCATCGGGCGCCGCTCGGGTCCTCGCTGACCTGGGCGGCGCCACCCTCTGTTCATGGCCGGATACCTCACCATCGACGAGCTGAAAGAGCTCACGTTCGCGCCCGACGTTGTCGTCGACCGCGTGCCGACGGTGTGGTTGGACGCCATGCTCGAGAGCAAGAGCCGCTGGATCGACTCTCGACTGCGAAAGCGATACGCGGTGCCGTTCACCACGCCGCCCAGCGTGGTGAAGCTGTGGCTCGCGCGAATCGTCACACCCGCCATCTACCTGCGGGACGGCGTTCCGCCGAGCGACGAGCAGTTCGTCACGATGGCCGAGGACCAGGAGGCCGCGGAGGCCGAGATTCAAGAGGCCGCCAACGCCGAGGGGGGTCTGTTCGACCTGCCCGTCGCAGGCGGTTCGGAGTCCGACATCACGAAGGGTGGCCCGCTCGGGTATTCCGAGGCGTCGCCCTACGTGCATCAGGACGTGCAGGCGCGTATCGGCCGAGCCGAGGACGCCATGGGGGACGGCACCTATGGCTAGCGGACACCGAGACCTCGCCGCGCACATCGCCCGCCTGCGCGCCCTGAAGGACGTGCCGGGCAAGGCGGCCGAGACTGTCGCCGTCGTGCTCGAAGAGGACCTCAAGGCCCAGGTCGAGAGCGGGCGCGGTCCCAACGGCGAGACCCTGCAGCCGACCGCCGACGGGCGCCGCCCGTTCGCCGGCGCGAGCAAGCACATCGAGGTGGGCGTCGTGGGCAACACGGTGATCGCCACCCTCGGATCGTTCCACATGGTGCTGCATCACCTCGGCAAGGCCCGTGGTCGCATCAAGCGAGCGATCATCCCGTCGAAGCTCAATCGGAAGCTCAGCCGGAAGATCCGCGTTGCGGTCACCGACACCTTCCGCACCACGTACGAGGCCGGTTGATGGGCGACCTCGCGACAACCATCCTCTACGACGCGGTGAGCGCATCGCTCGAGGTGTCCAACCCCGGCATCGAGAACGCCTTCGGGTGGCGCAGGCCCGCGCGGCAGATGACGACCGACAAGCGCGTCGTGTGGGTGCCGGGTGATGCGTCCGGCAGCCTAGGCGTGCTCGGACCGGCACGTCAGCCCGGCCGCAACCCACGTCCCATCGCGACGCTTCACGAACTCGTGAGCGTGCACATCTTCGCCTTCGACCCGGCCGACGCCGAGGACGAGCGCCTGCAGTACATCGCGACGCGTGATCTGTTCGACGCGTGGCTCGCTGCGGTGCGCAGCGCGTACCAGGGGCGGACGAAGGTGCTGTCGGTCTTTTGGGACAACAGCAAGAACACCCGGCGCAGGGGCGCCGAAATCATCGCGGTGCTCGCGGTTGAGGCGGCCATTTATGGCGTCTGCCACGAGAGCACCGAGGTAGACGCGGCAGAAATCGACGTCGAGCAGCTCGGCGTCACGGAAACGGTGAACGCAGCATGAGTCAGCCCAACGTAAACCTGACCGTCCGTGACGGCGCGCTCGGCATCCTCCCCTCGAACGCCGGGCGACCCCTGGCCGTTGTGGGCGAGTCGAGCGCCGGGTCCGTCGCGGTCCCGAGCTCCTTCGCGCGAGTCGAGGATGCCGTCGCAGCCTTCGAGCGTGGCCCGCTCGTCGAGGCCGGTGCCTACGCCATCCAGCGCTATGGGCGCCCGGTAGTGTTCGTGCGCACGGGTGAGACGACGGCGGGCTCGTACGGCTCGCTGACGGACGGCATCACCGGCACGAGCACCCCGACGATCGACTCCGGCACCGAGCCCGACGACGACTACGAGGTGCTGATCCAGTTCGTCGCCGGCGGGACCATCGGGACGGCCGGCATCACGTACAAGGAGTCACTCGACGCGGGCCGCACGTTCAGCGCGACCAAGTCGCTGGGCACCGATGAGTCGATCACGATTCCCGACAGCGGCGGCATCACGCTCGACCTGGGCGCCGGCACCATCGTCGCGGGCGACTCCGTCAGCTTCCGAGCAAACGCCCCGCTGTGGAACGGCACCCAGCTCACCGCGGCCCTCACCGCGCTCCAGAACTCCGCCATCAACTGGGAGATCTGCCACGTGGTGGGCGACATCGACGCGGGCGCGTTCGACGTCATCGAGGCGTCCTTTGCCGCGATGTCCGCGGCCAAGAAGAACCGATCGTGGATCGGCAACGCCCGGATGCCCAACGAGGGCGAGAGCGCCGCGGACTACAAGACGGCCCTCGAAGGCATCTTCGGCAGCAAGGCGACGACCGTCGGCACGATGTGCGCGGGCGCGGCGCGGACCGTGTCCGGCGTCAACGGTCGGCAGTACCGCCGCCCGGTGTCGTTCATTGCCGCCGCGCGCGTCGCGTCGGTCGCCGAGCACGTGAATGTCGCCGACGTCAAGCTCGGTGCGCTCCCGGGCGTCTCGATCACCGACGCGCTGGGCAACCCGGCCGAGCACAACGAGAGCGTGAACCCCGGCCTCGACGACTCGAGGTTCTTGGTTCTGCGCACGTGGGAGCGTCGCCAGGGCGTCTATATCAACCGCCCGCTCATCCTCTCGGCGGCGGGGTCGGACTTCGACATCATCCCGCACCGCCGCGTGATGAACCTCGTGCTCGACACGGTCTATGACTACTTCGTCGAGCGCCTCAACGATGACGTCTTGGTCGACGCCGATACCGGCTTCATCCTCGAGGCGGAAGCGAAGTCCATCGAGTCCGCGTGCAACAGCCGCCTCAGCGCCGCCATCGCCGGCCCGAAGGCGACCGCCGCGTACGTCGTGCTGAGCCGCACGGACAACCTGCTCAGCAGCAAGACCTTCACCGGCAACGCGGTCTTGGTGCCGCTCGCCTACCCGGAGAACGCCAACATCAGCGTCGGCTTCTCGAACCCCGCGCTGCAAGTCGTGGCGACCTGAAAGGCTGACGGATGAGTGACCAGCAAATC